GAAGAAGCAGTAATATTACCTGTTACATCTCCTGTAAGATCTCCTGTAACATTTCCAGTAACATTGCCTGTTAGGTTTCCTGTTACATTACCTGTAACTCCACCTACGAATCCTGTGTTAGCAGTAATTGTTGTACCTGTAATTGCTTGAGGAGTAGAGTTTCCTATTACAGTACCATCAATATTACCACCATTAACATCAACAGAAGCTAATGTGGCTAATCCACTTGTACCTACTGTTGTAAATAAACCTGTTGAAGCTGTTGTAGCTCCGATAGAAGTATTGTCTATTGTTCCTGAATCTATATCGACTTTCGATATATCAACTTCTCCAGAACCATTTGGAGTAATAGAAATATTACCATTAGTATTTGTTGAAGTAATTGCAGAACCATTGATATTAATATTATCAATTTGAGCATTAGTGATAGGGGAACTAACTCCGAGTGTTACCCCATCAATAGTACCCCCATCTATATTGGCAGTATTTACTGTACCTAGATTTGAGATAGTAGCTGCTGCAAAAGAAATTGCACCTGAAGCTGTTAGGTTTGTTGAAGTAACAGAACTGAACTGTCCAGAGGTTTGAACAGCTCCACCAATAACTGTACCATCAATAGAACCACCATTAATATCGGCTGTATCAGCAACCAAGCTATCAATGTTTGCAGTTCCATCAATGTATAGATCTTTCCATTCTTTAGATGAACTTCCTAGATCTCTTGCATTATCTGAGGATGGGACTAAATCACTAGATACTTGAGCAGTAACTGTAACTGTGTCCGAAGAAGCATTACCGATTGTGGTATTGCCATTTAATGTTGTAGCTCCTGCAACTGTAGTAGTTCCAGAAACTGTTAAATTGTTTGATAAAGTAGTAGCACCTGTTACACCAAGAGTACCACCTATTGTAGTATTTCCTGTAATAGCTGCTGTAGATGCAAAGGTAACTGCACCAGTAACTCCAAGAGTAGTACCAACAGAAGCAGCATCAGCATTTAAACTGTCTACATACGCTGTTCCATCTATGTATAAATCCTTAAACTCAAACGAAGATGAACCTAAGTCTACAGTATTATCTGTATGAGGTAGAATTTGATTTAAAGCATTATTAACAACAAACTGAGACCAAACAGCAGCACCAGAAGAATTGTTTAAATTAACAAATAACTTCTGTCCATTAGTGTTTAACCATATTGAACCTGGTGCATAACCATCAGCACCATCATCTCCAACAACAGGGTTTGCTGTTGCAGTAGTATTATTTAATCCACCAACACCACCATTAGCAGGTAGTAGATAACCACTTACTGAAGTAGCTAAAGGAATCTTAGGAGCATCTCCTGATCCACCTGTATGTCCATGTCCTGTAGAACCTGAAAACGCTGCTAGTAATTGGTTAAATTCAGCATTAAGTGGTGGTGCTGTAATATTAGCACCATTAATAATTGAAGCTACTGACTGTCTAGTATATCCTGCCATTTATTATTTTCTCCCTGCTGCTGAGAACTCAAAAACTATTCCTTGAATTGAATAGGGGTCGAACTGCCCAACTGTTACAAATGTAACTTGTGCTGCAAAACCTGATCCTTGAACATTTGTTACCATGATCGGTTTATCATTTCCCCCATAGTTAATGTTAGCTCCTGCATAATTAATATTAGTACCTTTGTATCTAACTGGTGCTCCTTGCGACTCTTCCGAGTACGAATTAGGAACTGCTGTATTTGGGTCATCCCAATCGTAAGTTACAGCTAAGTTCATTGTGAAAGGGCCTTCAGCTCTAACAAAAGTATTAATCTTTCTAAGTGTTTTTCTAACTTCGGTATCTCCAAAGTCAAAATAAGGAGTAGTATAAATTCCTACTATATCTGCTCCATTAAAAGTTTTACCATTTTCTTGCTTGTAAATCTTTCCATCATAATCGCCATGTAGAACGACCTCGTTTGTACCTACATAACCTGAAGTGCAACATGAAGCTCTTATACCTATAAGCTCCCCAAACTCCCAACCTATCCTTTGATCTGATGTTCTCAAGCCACCGATAATTCCAAAACTATCTATGACTGCTGTATCATCATCTCCAACAAAGTATCTTAGTTGAGACTTAGATCTTATGACTAAGCCATTTAAAGTATCTAAATCAAAATCTTTAGATAGAGTACTTAATATTAATTGAATTGGTTTTGATATTGTTTCTAATTCAACATCTCCAATCCTTGATGTTCCTGCTACTGGTCTTAAACCATCCGGAGCTAAGAACACTAAGTCTCCACCTATTTCTAAAACTGAGTCTCTAGCTATACAACCTACATTGGCTGTTACTTGTCCTAGATTAAATCCAGAAGAAACATCAGCAGTTAATTTTTTAATTTCATTAGATCCGAATAAAAATAAATCATCTCTAAAAGGTTTAAAATTAACTAAATCAAAACCTATCTGTGCTTGTCCTGAACCTGCTGCTGCTGTCCATGTAAAAGGATCTTGAGGTGCAGAGTAGGCTACTACTGACAACTTTGTTCTTTGAGAACCTAGAAATAAATGGTTTTCAAAAACTTCTACTACAGTCGGAGCATCTAAAGCCATCACACCACCTGGGGAACTTGTACCACCAGAGTTGCTTACTTTTATCTCCTTCCAATTAGTTCCATCAAATACGACAGCATGATTAACGCCATCTACAAAAACTATATGGTTTCCTGATCCAAAGTTAAACTTTGTGTGTCTAATCTTAGATACAGTCAAGGTATTCTTTACAGTATTATGGGTAATACCTGTTGATTGTGCTACCCAACCTGATCCAAAAACATACTTATAAAATTTGTAAGTATTAGCTCCTGAGTCCTTCCTTGCAGCAAGAATCATATCTTGTTGCGTTGTAGTATCTTTAAATAAAAATACTCCTAAAACTTTGCCTTCTGCTGAACCTACTCCTACTTCTCCATAATTGGTATCGTATTCGTCAAAGCCTTCTAACCTTCTATATCCACCATAATCGGATATTTCGTAGTTAACTAAACGAGTTGCTACGCCTGGGTAATTTTCAGCAAGATCCAAGTGGTTCTCGTTGCTGTTTAATCCCCCACTACATATTACTTTGTAGGATTGGACACGATCAGCCATTAGAACCTAACTCGTCTATCTCTCACACTTTCATACTTATTGATGTGAATGGATTGCATTTCTTTAATTCCTTGTTGGAATGAACCAGCAGAAATCTGAGCAGCTTCCATATTATCTTTAAATAAGTACATATAGAAAAGTGCACCATCAATAACTACAGCATCATGATTAGTTGGTATTCTTGAAGTGTCTGAATACAAATCAAGACCTGTATGTGTTAAATAATATCTAAACTTAACTGTGTAAGCCTTGTCTGGGCTAGGGCTAACGCCATAACCATTACCATGAGAAGGGAATACAAAATCAGGTATGCTTGTTCCTGAAGTACCAGCACTATCATCCTGGTCTCGATAATCTCTATACCAGACATCTCTTTCTATAAAAGTTAAAGATTTGTAGTCTGATCCAATACTATCATCTTTTTGTATTTGAAAACTGTTCCATTCAGCCACTTTAAAAAAAGTAGGCCAAGTATATTCTTCTTGACCAACAGCCATAACTTGAGTGTGTTCGGCTGAGTTAAAAGGCCATTCAAATTCTGCTTGATTGACTTTAGCTATTGCATCTCTTACTGAATCTTTTGCTAAAGCCTGGACACCTGATGCACTACTAAAATCTGATGAAGTAAGTTCTACTTCATTTAAGCGTCTTAGTACTTTATTTGTAAGGTCAATGAAAGTAGTTGCCACGATTAGGTTATCCGATAAATCTATATAAAAAATGGGTGTAGCCCCAAAAGTGGAGCTACCCCAAAGTGCTACTTATTAAGTGCTGTACTTGTTGTACTGAGCAGTAACAATAGCTTCTGGTCTAAGAATCTTACGACCATAGAGTTGAAGTCCTCTCACAATATCTGCGAAAGAAGCTGTATCTCTATAGCTTTCAGTTTTAGACAGTTGCTGTGCAGTCGCTACAGCAGAGTCATGTCCTGCGACAAGAACTCCGAAGTTAGTTTCTGAACCAGCAGTTGCTACAGTTCCTGGGCCTGTACCTAAGTATGGAAGGTTGTTAGACTTATAAACTCTAAAACCTCGGATCATACCTTGAGTAACTTTACCATTCCTTAGAATGTCTCCAGCATCTTGACCACCAGCGAAATCGTTGCTGATAAATTTGCTGTTTTCATCCATTAGGATTTCCCAGAACACTGGGTCGGCTACAAACCATCTACCATCAGAAGGTACATCAGCAGCATCAAGCAATCTTGCCATTCTGTTAAGAATATCAAGAGGTGTTGCTACATTACCTGCTGCATTTACAGGGATAGATGTAAGACTAGAATCGCCACCAATATCAGAACCACCGAAATCAGTAATATCTAATTTGTTAGCTGCTAGAAGTTCATCATTACCTGCACCTGAGTTGGCTTTAGTACTTCCTGTTTCAAGAGCTGACCTTTCAGCGTATGAACCTGCACTACCTGTGAAACCAGACAAATGACCAAGAATTTCTGCATCGAAAGTATCTTTTAGTTTGTATGCTGCACGATCAGTAGCTAGATCCATGAAGTTAACATGAGAATGTTTCGCTTCAATGTCATCAACTTTGAACATAAAATAGTTAGCTTGGTTAATAACCATACTAAAATCAGCATCAGCTAAGTTTTGGGCAGCTACTGCTGTTCCTCTTTCATAGGCTGTTACTGTGATTTCTGGTTCTTTGATAATTTTTACACTATCACCGAAGTCAGAGATCTCACCGAAATAGTCGGTGTTACTAATGTCCTCAACAACGCTTAGTTTCCTAAATGTTTTTTGGACTTTTTGTGAGTAGATTACTGGACTAAAATTACCATTAGGTAAGTTAGCGTATCCACTAGCTTTTGCAAATGCCATATTATTTCTCCTTTAAATAAAAATATAGCCAAACATAAAACAAAAAGTTTTACATTTTACACATAAACAAAAAAATCCACGCAAAAGGGCTTAACTGATTTAGGGTATCACTTTAAAAGTCTAGTGGGCCTAAAAGTAAGGTTGTCTTATTCGTTGTTTTCTTGAAATAAAAGCACTAGAGGTAGGAACGAGTCGGCTCGTATGTACTTTGGGCGAACTGTACCGAAATACAATTCATTCCACTTATATATAACAGAATATAAGTGAATTAGCAAGGGCTACTATTAATTATACATTAATTATCTAGCAGCACCTGATAAATCATATTCAAATTTTCCTGTCTTCATAGCTTCCATGATAGCTTCCTCATTAGCATCATACTCTTGAGGAGACATCTGAGAAACCATACTCTCAGAAAAACTTGCTTTAACTGAGTCTTGTGGGGTTGTCCTAGTAGAACGACCTACAGATTGAGCAGCATCTTTTTTACTAGGTTTTTTACCTTTTGTTTTTTGCATACCCATGTCTGCTTTATACAGATCAATAGATCTTGCAGCCACTCTAGCATCAGTTGTATTCTTGTATAAAGAATCTTGAATAGAGGTTGGCTGTGTTGCCACCCATTCATGAAACCCTTTATCCATGCGAATCTCATCAAAATCTGGATGGGCTTCTTTAAGCTCTTTTTCAGCTCTTTCCCTGACGATAGTATCTTCAAGATTTCGTAACCTTTCCATTTTCTGTTCGCCAATCTCAAGAACTTCCAGAGATCGTTTTTTCGCAATAGTATCAATAACTGCTGCTACATCCGGGTAGCGTTTTGACCAGTTATCAATTTCCTCTTCTGTTTTAGGAAACTTAATCTGAGCTTTAGTAGCATCAGCTAATTGTCCCTGAAGTTTAGCAAGTTCATCTTCATACTTGTTTTTAACAGTCTGATTATGTCTTCGCAAATCTCCATAACGCTTTTTAAAAGTTTCTTCTTCAGCATTTAGAGGGGCAGTATTTACTGCTTCTTCTTGTCCCTGTGCTTGTGGGACTTCATCTTCTTTATCGAGTTCATTTCGATATGCACCTTGATATTTTGCCATAATAATTTTACTCCTTATGGGGCTGTTAAGTAGCTCATATAAATATGAGGGTTAAGCAGGTAGCCGGTCTGCAAAATTCTTATTGTGATTTTTTATTTTTGTTACCCCAAATTCTGTCCCAACCATCTTTATAGTCTTCAGAATTTTCAGAACTGCGTCTGGCAGATCCTTTTCCACCATGCCACTTCTTTGAGGTATACTCTTTTCTTAATTTTTCTCTAGCCACATTTTGACTATCAACAAATTCATGTCCTTGCCGAGCCATCTATTTTCCCATTAGGCCTTTAACAAATAGTTTTATAATAGAACTGTCTCCAATCTCCATCATATCTATATCGTCTTTTTCTGTTGGGTAGGCTTTAACTCCTTCAGAGTCTTCTTTAAGATCCATTCCTTCTTCTTCTACAGAAACTTCAGCTTCTTCTACATTACTAGAAGCCATTAACTCATCATGATTTTGTTTAGAATATTCGTTAGCTTCTTTTTTAGTTTTAAACTCTTTAACTTTGTTGCCATCATTATCATAAACACAATACATTCCTGTATCTTCATTTTTTTCAACATGATCGGTTGGATTCATTTCATAGTCTTCATCATATTCTTCTTCTGATTCTTCTTCATCTAAAGATACAATTTGACCTTCTGCCATCATAGACATAAGACCCATCTTTGCTTCCATACGCATATCTTCATACGCTTTTAGACCATGATACCTGACTACATCAGCAGGAATAACTAATTCGCCTTCAGATAAAGCAGCAGGAATATCATCACGAACATTCTCTGCATCTGAACCTGGTGGAATTTCATTTCCTGAAACCTCATCAATACCTACGATCATCTCTGGCATCATCATACCACCATGATACATTTCTTTTTTCATTTTTTTATTCATTGTTTCCCCACTCATAAGCCCTGTATCTTGTTCAGGACTATAAAACTTATTAAACTCAGAATCTTGTAAGCCTTTATAATTCTGTGAAAAATTATCTGCTTCTATTATTGAGTCAAACTGTATAAACTCGCCTGTATTACGAGCATGATCTTTGGCTTTGTTTATATCTTCAAACTTAAACAATTCCCCTTCTCGTTCTATAACTGTAGGAAAAACTGCTGGTATTGTATCTTCATTTCCTAGATACTCAGCCCTCATAAAATGAGTTTGTTTCTGACCTTCTACCATTAAAGGTTCTGGGGCTTTTTCTGGATTTAAAATTCTTTGAACAAAGTTTTTAGTTCTATGCTCTTGTAAAATTTTATCTATTTGTTCTTGATCCATTTATTTTTTCTTCTCAAGTTCTCCCCTAACTTCAGCCTTTAGGGTATAAACTCTTTTTATTTCGGCTATAGCTCCTTGGAGTTCAGACATCTTTTGAGGATTTTTTTCTGTCTCTAAATGCTGTCTTAAAATTTCTAATCTTTGATCTGCATACTGAATTAATCTAGGGTGCATCTCAGGATCATTTACGAGAGGTAGTATCTCTCTAGCCTGTTCTTTTATCATCTACTAACCCTGTGGTTCTTCTGGGGGTGGAGTGTTTGCTCCCCCACCTGCTCCTGTGAATCCAGGTGCTCCTGGTTCTGGTGCATTACCTGGGGCTATGTTTCCACCACCTGTTCCTGTTGGATCTTGTGGGCTTGGTGCACCACCACCTTCCGGTGGTTGAGGTGCTTGTTGTGGCATTAAGGCAGCTAACTCAGCCATCATCTTAGCTTGTATTGCTGCTTCTCTAGGATCATTTAGAATCTTATCTTCATCCAAGTCCATTGAAGAAGCTAATTCTCTTAGTATGTAATCATATTTAACAAATGGGGCCATCTGAGGATTAGATGACATTTGCATAAATTGTATTAATCTTTGAGATCTTATTTCATTTCTCATAAGACTTTCTGTTCCTTTAGCGACTACTTCTAAATCTCCAATTAAGTTTTTGTCAAAGTTAAATTGCATATTAAATGCAAACAAAGACTTACCTAATGGTGCTAGTAAATAGTCATCTATGTTTCTTACTACTGCTTTAATATTTTGTGCAGCAGCCCCCATTAGCATAGACATTCCTGACGCAGTTCTACCTACGCTCATTACTCCTGTCATACCATGTGCATAAGAAGGCATACCTGTTGACTCATCTGCTAGTTGCCTAGCCTTGTCAAACATCTGTAAACATTCTTGAGTTACATTAGGGAACTTAGTTCCAAAGATTGCTTGTCCAGGTGCTCCTGCTTGTCTACGAAATATTTTGCCAGGATATACCGATAAGTCTTGCCCAGGAACTAAATTCGTTTCGTCTACTTCTATAAGTAAGTTTGAAGATAGTGCAGCGTTATCTACTGCCATTCTCATAAAACCATTCATTAATAGCTGAGTGTCATCCATGTTTTCAGCTAGACCAATACCAAAGAATGAGTAAGGATTTAACTCATAAGGTGTAGCATGATATGGTAATCTTGTTGGAGTAAATGGGTTGAGTACTAACCTTAGTATCTCTCCATTACATATCCACGCATTGACTTGAACCTCATCTTTGTCTTGTAATTCTTCCGGGATGTCAAGATCTGCTAGTTCAGCAGTTTCAGCATCCATTGTACCCCAATACTCTAGGACTTCGTAACGATCTACTTCAAAGCTAGTGCTATTATCTTCTAGTTCGTTTTCCCAATATTCTTTTGTATAGTTAGCTCCATTTTCAATAGCCAACTCTATACTTTCTTCTCTAAAGTAAGGTCTGTTCTTTAAACCCCTAAGTTCTGATTTATTCATACGATGTCTTTCAATCGCATACTCTGAATCAGCAATGTTTCTAGCATCATAGTCTGGGTAGAAATTCCAAACACTAACTGCTTCTACTTTAGGGATGGTTTCAAAAATAGGATCATATTCTCCTTCTTCGTTCCACCTAGGATATTCTTTATCAAAAGCGAAAGGCCCCTTTAAAACGCCTGTTCCAAATAAAGACATATCAAAAGCAACAGATCGTAAATGTTTACTAGCATGAGACTCTTCTAATTGGTCATGGATTTTCTTTTCCATTCCCATTGCAGCTTTCTTAGCTGGTTCAAAAGTAAAAGATGTTGGAGTTTTACCAGCACCTTCTTGAAGCTCATCTTCAATACTTTTAAGTGCATCTTCGTAAGCACCTATTTCTTTAAGAATTTCTTTTCGTTTAACAGTAGCAGATTTTTTTCCTGTGATTTCTGCTATTTTATCTTCTGTAGGTTCTTTAGGATCAAAGTAGGCAGACTCTAAAACATTGTTAGGAAGTATAGTTGCATTAATACCTATAGGAAATTTATTACCTGCAAATAAAACATCTATAATTTGTGCATACGCTGCTAATACTTTAGTCTTAGTAATTTTAATAAAAGCCCTAGACTTTTCTGTATCATTAAATTGAACATCAGTAGAATAAATACCACGATAGTTTCTGTAAGAGTTCAACCATCTGTTTTCGTCAGAGTGTCTACTATCTTTAGATTTATTAAATTTACTTTCAATATAATCTACTAAACCTGAATAGGAGTTGTTTTGATTTTCAACATCTCCCTCTTCGTTTAAAGCTAATACTGAATCGTTATCTTTCTTTGCATCAAAAGATAAGTTTTCTTCATCGGTTGGTTTTTTTACTAATGCCATAATTTTTTAATATCCAAATGTTGTATCGGCAGGTCTCCACTTATACTGTGGCTTTTCCCTGTCGAATAAAGATACAGTCCTTGGTCTTGTTTGGATTCCATACCTAATACTGTCGTAGGCGTGATCTGAAGCATATCTCTTATCAATATCATCAGTCCCTTTTGGGTCTGAAGGTATAACAGGCAAGTCTGAAATAATTTGCCTACAGTTTTCAAAAAAACAAATACCAGGTACATCTGTTATTTCGTCTACTTTCAATAGTTCATGCAGTCTGTTTTTTCCTGCTATCCTAGAACCTGCTGTTCTATCTGAAGGTCTCCACCTGACCCCTTCAGCCATCATCTCTTCTGCAATACTAGGGCCAAACTGTCCTCTATTATGCCAACAAGAAGAATCTAGTACCCCATACGCCATTTGTTCTTTGGCTTCTGTTTCTATGGCTAAAATTCTTCTAGCTAAATCTCTTGCTGTATGCTTAGAGACATATAGCTCTCGGTAAATAATTAAATTCTCGAAAGCTGGATCAATAGCATACCAATGTACTGCACTAAAACTAGAGTACCCAAAGTCGCAAGACCTGAACCTAGTCCAATCGTAAGGTATTTCAAAAGGCTCGACAACATGGACACTATTCTTAAACTCTGAAAAAGCAGCACCTTCGGCTACTGACCAATCTCCCTCTAGGAGTTGCCTTCTTTGCATTTCAGGTAGTGAAAGCAAGTTGGCTTCATACGCCCCATCTCTAACTAAGTATGGGTTATCTTTTAATTTAGCTGGTATAAACTTCCTGTCAAATAGAGTTTGACCAGCTTTTTCATGTCCTTCAGGATACTCTAATACCTCTCCTGTGTCAATGTCAGTTGCAGGGAAGCTCCTATTTTCTGGAGCTGGTTTAATGAACATTTCCCTTACCCAATTATGCCCAGGGCCACCTGGGTTGGTTGTTGCCCTCATAAAGATTGGAAGTTCAGGATCTGTAGTTCTTAACCTAGATCTCATGTAATTCCACGCAAAAGGCGTTGGGTGTTGGGTTAATTCATCAAAGCCAATATAACTAAACGCTTGTCCTTGATACCTTAAACAATCTTCATCTCTTTC